CGGCGCCCGCCGATGCGGGAAGCTGGCCGAAGAATTGACATCAGAGCAGGTCCTGTCGGCTAAAGAGTCGCTGTACTTCCTGTTGTCCAATCTGATCAACATCGGCATCCAATACTGGGCCATCGAGAAGAAGGTCATCGGCGTGAATGCCGACAAGTACATCTACAAGCTGCCGCTGGGTGGCAATGATGTGCTGAATGCCTTGTATCGCACGATGAATCGTCCCAGTGGGTCGTATACGTCGTCCGCGGGCGGTGTGGTGGCTAACGCTGGCGACAATGACATTGATACCTTCTGTCAGCAGACTTCGGCCAACGGCAATATCTCAATCTTCTTCGGCACTAACAACCCGGTGTATGCGGGCTCTATTGGCCTGCTGCCATATGTCTCTGGTGGCGGGTCTGCCACATGGAATCTGACGCTCGAGTATTCGGTCGACGGTGTGACATGGAGCACCCTCGACAATCTGGGTACTGTTGCTGTTACAGATAACGAGTGGATCTGGACAGACATCGACCCCGGCCAGTCTGTGGAGTATTACCGGGTGCGTGCCTATAGCGGCACGACACTGGCACTGCGTGAGTTCTACGTTGGCAACAACAGCCGCGAAGTGACTATGGCGCGTCTGAACCGGGACGACTACACGAACCTGCCCAACAAGAACTTCACGGCCAACCAGCCGTATCAGTTCTGGTTCAACCGCACCATCCCGCAGTCGGAGCTTTATCTGTGGCCTGTGCCCAGTGATCCGTTTGTCCAGATGGTAATTTGGTACTCGCGCCAGATCATGGACGTCGGTGACTTGAGCGGTGAGCTTGAGATCCCCCAAAGGTGGTATGAGGCAGTAGTCATGATGCTGGCTCACCGTATGAGCCTTGAGTTGCCGCAGGTTGGTATGGATCGGGTGCAGTACCTCGAGGCGCAGGCAGACAAGTATCTGAATCTGGCAGAGGCGGAAGAGCGCGACAAGTCGCCTATCTACTTCTCGCCTAACATCAGTGTCTATACGAGGTGATGCATGCCACGCTTTCTAGACACTAGGGGCTACTCAGACATTGCGATTGCGGTCTGCGACCGCTGCAAGATGAAGCGCCCGCATGCTGTCCTGCGGTCAGATCCCAACTTTCCCGGATTGATGGTGTGTGATCAGGGTTGTGCTGACCAGTTTGACCCGTATCGCCTGCCGGCGCGGAAGACTGAGCGCATTGCTCTGCGGTTCCCGCGTCCTGACGTGAGTGTGGCGGTCGACCCGAATTCTCTGACGACTGGCGGATATGGCAACTATGTGGTGTCGCCGGAGCAGAATACCCAAACGCCGGAAAATAACGGCAACCTAGACGACCTGACAGTGAGTCCCTGATGGCTAATGTCACCATAACCCAGCTTCCAGCCGCCGGAGTATTGACCGGCAGCGAACTTGTGCCGGTTGTTCAGAACGGTGTGACCGTTCGCACAACGACGGCAGCGATTGCAGCGTCTCCGAGTCTTACCCAGACCTTTCTGACGCTCAATAACGAGCCCACACTTCCTAATAGCCGGTATTTCTCGGTTGGGACCGGTCTCGGGCTGACCAATAACGGCGCCCAGAGCAATCTAGTGCTCAATCTGAACGGTGCTTCGGGCTCTCTAGAAATTGCCGGCAACGGATTCATCTCTAAAACCAACTCTGCAACGGTCGTTGCACGATCTTTGGCCACGTCTGGTAACGGTTTGACGGTCACGAACGGTAATGGAGCGTCTGGCAACCCGACGTTTGCCCTTACCGGTCTACCAGAAGCTCTTGCAAACCTGTCTGGTGGCGGGTTCTTGGTATCAGTAGATCCCTCAACGATTGCTCAACGAAGCATTACAGCGGTTGCCAACCAAATTTCAATCACAGACGGGGATGGTTTGTTGGCCAACCCTCAGATTGGTATTGCGGTCAACCCAATATTGCCCGGCACAGAAGGAACTGTGCTGCCATCCGGTAATACGGGGCAGCGATCTGTATCACCGGCCAATGGCACCATTCGATACAACACCGACACGGCGACCTTGGAAGGGTACGCCAACAACGCATGGGGCTCAATCACGGTCGGATCAGGTGTTACATCAATCAATGTGTCCGGTGGCACGACTGGTCTAACGACGTCTGGTGGCCCAATCACTTCGGCAGGCACGATTACGTTTGCCGGCACCCTGATTACCGCTAATGGTGGTACGGGTCTGTCGTCTTATACCGCTGGGGACATGCTGTACTACTCCGCTGGTAACACATTCGCCAAATTGCCGATTGGTACTGCCAATCAAGTGATGACGTCTAGCGGTACCGCGCCGCAGTGGACGACATTGACGTCGGTCGCTGTGACGACATTCTCTGCTGGCACAACAGGATTCACGCCTAACGTGGCTACAGGGGGCGCTATAACGCTCTCTGGCACGCTCAATGTGGCGAATGGTGGTACTGGTGCCAACTCGCTAACCGGCTACGTCAAAGGCTCTGGTACAGCGGCGTTTACCGCATCGGCAACCATCCCGAATACCGACATCACCGGTCTGGGCACGATGTCTACCCAGAGTGCTAACAGTGTGGCTATCACTGGCGGTGCAATCAACAACACCACGGTGGGTGCGACGACTCCGGCGGCGGGCACGTTTACATCTGTAACCATGACTTCGGGGACGATTACTACAGCCCCTAGCACTGGTAATGACATCGTCAACAAGACCTATGCAGACTCGATTGCAACGGGGATTAACTTCCACCAAGCCTGCCGTCTTGCAACGATTGCTGCTCTGCCGTCCTGCACATACAACAACGGTACGTCGGGTGTAGGGGCGACCCTCACGGCAACGGCTAACGGTGCTCTATCTGTAGACACCACTGCTGTCGTCGCTACGAACCGCATTCTGGTCAAGAACCAAGCCAACCAAGCCCACAACGGTGTGTATGTAGTCACGCAGGCCGGTGATGGATCAAACCCATTCATTCTGACTCGAGCGACCGACTTCGATACGGCAGGGACTGGAGTCGATCAGATTGATGTTGGTGACTTCTTCCTGATCACCGCAGGGTCAACGCTGGCCAATACGTCGTGGGTTCAACAGACCCAGTTGCCCATCACGGTGGGTACGACAGGAATTGTGTTCTCGCAGTTTGGTACCCCGATTACCTATTCAGCGGGTACTGGTCTCTCAGAGTCCCCGGCGTACACGTTTAACATCGCCACCACTGGAGTGTCCTCTGGCAACTACGGTGGGGCGGCTACGGTGCCGGCTTTGTCTATCAACGTACAAGGTCAAATCACTTCTGCGTCGAACACCTCGATTGCAATCGCTGCATCACAGGTTACGTCTGGTCAACTAGCGATTGCACAGGGTGGCACGAACGGCAATGCGACTCCGACGGCAGGGGCGGTTCCCTATGGTACTGGAACGGCATATGCGTTCTCGCTGGCAGGCACTACGAATCAGGTGCTTCTGTCTGGCGGAGCTGGTAGTCCAACATGGTCGGATCAGTCGGCGTTGTCTGTAGGCGCGGCGACTAATGCGACGAACACGGCTATCACAGACGATACGACGACTAATGCAACGATGTACCCAACGTGGGTGACCTCTAATACCGGCAACCTTCCCCAGAAGGTAACATCGACCAAATTAACTTTTAACCCGTCCACCGGGGTATTAACTGCAACTGGTGGTATCTCAGGAGGGACCTTCTAATGTCACAGGCAGGATTTACCCCAATCCAGATTTACTACAGCACAACTGCCTCTGCAGTTCCGACGGCAGGCAATCTGCTGCCCGGAGAACTTGGTTTGAATATCGCAGACATGAAGCTGTACTGCGAGAACAGTTCAGGTGTTGTGACGCTATTGGCCTCAGCTGGAGGTGCCTCCGGTGATGCTGTTCTAGCAAACAACAATGCTTTTACAGGCGCCAATACTTTTTATAACGGCACTGGGCAAACCTTTGGAACTGCAACATCTTCTCAAGATGGCATTGTTTTGGCTGGTCGTGCGGGAGGCTCTTCTTCTTTCCGAGTAACGCTTCAACCTACAACTCTAGGAGCAAGTCGCACTCTTACACTGCCAGATGCAACCACTACGGTGGTAGGTACGGATGCTACGCAGACGCTTACCAATAAAACATTAGGGAGTTGCACGGTAGACGGTACCAACAAGGTTGGGTTTCTGGCCATCCCTCAATCCGGCGCAGCAAAAACTAGTTCATATGTTTTGGCTGCTGGCGACATTGGGGAATTCATTCAGGTCGGCACGGGCGGATCTATTGAAATCCCTGATGCAACCTTTGCCGCCGGAGATGTGGTGTCTGTGTTCAACAACACGTCTGGCTCGATCACTATCACCTGCACCATCACAACTGCGTACATTGCAGGCACCGACGCTGACAAGGCTACTGTGTCACTTTCTACACGCGGTGTAGCCACCATCCTGTTC